TTTCGACATCTCATCAGGACACACGGTTACTATCACTGCCGATGCAGGAACGACTGGTAACGGTTTTGTAGACTCTTACATATATGGTATCCTAAGAAACAATAATAATGACATCACTCTTAAAATGAACGGGCGACTATACATTAAGGGTGGAGGCACACTGCATTTAACTGATGGTGCAGAGTTTGTATTCAAGGGTGGTGGTACTGGTTTGCGAGGCATCTTTCAAGAGAATGAAGACAATGCTTCAGTGATTATGGAAGGTAGCGATGGAATGACATCGACTACAACCACATCCGCGTTGAACGAAGGTGCGTACTATCTGCCTCTAACAAGTGCAACCAACTTTGCTGTTGGCGAGTGGATATCTATATTTGATAATACCACTGCAAGAACGGAAAGTATGAATGGCACAACTAATGGATTTAGAGATCTGTTAGATGAGGGATTCATCATCCATGAAATCTCAAGCAACAATGTATACATTAGGCACCTTATTGGACCAGAAGATGTAACGGTATCTAAGGTACGTGGATCTTACACTCTGTTCTTATCAAATGCGAAGAAGTTTCGTAAGAATCAGCATATTATTGTCGGCACAGGTTCAAATCGTACCACAGGTCAAATTACTGAAATTAACTATGTACAAAATCGTATCACGATTGATACAGCAATTAATGGCAATCCCGTAGGATCAACAATATATCTGAGTGGTACAGACAAGATTAAGACCATTGCCTCAAAGGTTCGTAAGGTTGCAACTGTAACAACTGCAACATCAAGTTCTGGCGGTAGCACAATAACTGTTGCCAACGTACATAAGTTTGCAGTTGGAGATGAGATCTTTATTGAAGAAAGAACTGAAGCAGGTGGTACTACAGATTACGCAGAGTCACGCGGTCAATATGGACATCATGTAATCTCAAGTATCTCAGGCACAACGATAACTCTATCATCAACTCTTCCATATAATGTAGTGAGTGGTGCTAAAGTTGCTCGTGTCTCACGAAATATTGTTATGAGAGCAGACACCGCAGGTACAGATGAGTGCTTCTTCTATTCGGAATATTATTCAAGCAACTATCGTAAAAAACTAATACTTAAAGATGTGTTCTTTAAGGACTGGGGAGACAACGGCAGTAATGTATATTCTGGGGTGACTATCCGTGGATATCATTCAACCAATAATGACGCTTATCTTGCAGTAACTCTAACAGAGCAAATACCAGAATCAACGTATGGTGGTTGGTTAGAAGGTATTGTAACACGCAACAGTTTCCGAAGAGACTATAGTGGTATCTGGGCATATGATTCACCAAATTTTGTTTTGAGAAATTCTCTTGTTCTTGATAGTGATGATGGGATTACTCTTTACTATGAACCACGGCAAGCAGTTTATAACTGTATTACGGCAGGATCAACGAACTACTCATCTCGCTTTTTTGGTATGACTGAAACATGGGAGATTGCTTACAACCTATTCAGTCGTGCTGATGATCAGGTACTTCTTCAAGCACAATATGATAATGGATTTGGTTTTCACGACAACTGGATTGATGGTAACTACCACGGAGTACAACTACAATATTGTAATGGCATGGTTTGTTATAAAAACAGAATCAGCGGGACACGATATGGATGGTTATCATACATAAACAGTCCTCAGTGTTCAGCATTCTATAATGAATTTATTCCACTTTCTGGTCTTGTTAATACCACAGATCAAACTGGAACCTCGCAAGCAGGTGAATATTGGTCCACAAGAAGGCACAGAGGATCAAGTAGTGGCACTGCAATAAAATCATATCAACACAACTTTGAATATGATTCGGTTGTACAGTTTTCATTTAATATGGAAATCTGGTGGGATTATGATGAAAACGCATGGCGTATCTATCGTAGATACGATAATGACGATAACCCGATGATGATGGAGCAACTGTTTGTACCCGCAGATACTGTGGTTCGTGCCACAATGAAAGTCAAACTCGCGCCAAGTTTTAGTGGGTCATATCCATATCTTGCAACCTCTAATCTAAGTGGTGGTCAGTATAACGGAACTAATAATCAACTCAATCATAATACTGCATATTCAAACAGATATAGTCAAGACTCTGCTCAATCAGTTCAGTATACTGCATCTGCGGCAAGTGCTTTTGAGGAAAAACAACTTACTGTAACAGCACGAGGATATGATAGATATCTTGGCATTGGATTGTTGACTACTAACAGAAATGCGGCAGAGGGATTCTGGGTTAAAGACTTCCATGTATATCTGGACACACCATACGATATACCTCACTATGCAATGATAAATAATAGCATGTTTAGCGGATTAACGAATGTGTCTGTACGCAAAACATTTACTCAACAGAAGAAACGCCTCGGAGGAAGGATTAAGTAATGGCAGATGACGTTCTAATAACCCCCTCTGGGCGAAAGGTTGAGTTCTACGATACAGCAGGAAACGTAGACGCAAAGATTGAACTCGATACCAGTGGCAATCTGAATATAACGAATCCGGGTGGAGACATCTCTCTTGGAGATACCACTGCTGATATCTTTGTTGGTGATGGCATCAACAACGTTGATATTGTCTTTGAACAAAATGGTGAGGTTCGTGGCGAGACGGGTGTCACTCTCACACTAGGTCAGTCGGACAGTCATGTCAAGGTTGATGCAAACACTTTTGTAGTTACACGCAGTGTCAATGTCAAAGATGGTTACTCTGCCAACGGAAATCTAATCATTTCACCTGATGGTATCTGGGTTGGTAGTGGTTCGGGTCTCAAGGGCGAGAAAGGTCAAAAAGGCGAGAAGGGTCAGAAAGGTGATACTGGGGCATCTGGATCAGATGGTGCCGATGGATCAAAGGGTCAAAAAGGCGAGAAGGGTCAGAAAGGTGATACTGGGGCATCTGGTTCTGATGGCGCGGATGGATCAAAGGGTCAAAAAGGCGAGAAAGGCACTGCGGGTACTAACGGCACAGATGGATCAAAGGGACAGAAGGGCGAGAAGGGTCAGAAGGGCGAGGCAGGTACTAACGGCACAGATGGTGCTGATGGATCGAAGGGTCAGAAGGGACAGAAGGGCGAAGTAGGTTCTGATGGTGCCGCAGGTGACAAGGGTCAAAAGGGAGAGACAGGTTCTTTCTCTGGAGCGTTTTCGCAAAACACTTGGTACTCTGATGGCACATATCAAAGGTTTTATTATGCGTCTGCAGGGGCGGGTGGTCATACATATCATAAAGCGTATGGGGGGCATTACTTCCGCGTAGGCAACATAGACGTAAATGAGTTCATGATGGCGGCAGATGGTGAGTTCCATGCAGATGGTGATATTGTAGCACACTCAACAAGCACATCAGATGAACGACTCAAGACCAATATTAGGACTTTACAAAATGCCCTAGATAAGGTAAACTCTATAAGAGGCGTAGAGTTTGAGTACCTCAAAGATGGTAGAGAAGGGGCAGGTGTCATTGCTCAAGAACTGCTAGAGATTTTGCCAAGTGCTGTCAAGGAGAATGGTCGTCTGACGCTAGAAGAAGATGATGAAGACAGATACTACACAGTGGAGTATAGTCAGTTGACTGCACTGTTCATTGAAGCAATCAAAGAACTGACAGCAAGAATAGAGAATCTAGAATCGAAACTAAATCATTGAAGGTGACATGAAAAAGTATATTATTAATCTTGAACGAAGAGAGGATCGTCGTGTCCACTTCATTCGCAACAACTCGTTTCTCAACAATCAAGAGTTCCTTACTGCAGTAGATAAGGAAGACATCACACTCGATTATCTACATCGAAAGGGATACAGTACGAATCCCTTATGGCGAGATCCGTTCAAGAACAGACGTATTACCAAGGGCGAAGTGGCATGCTTTCTCTCCCACGCGAAGGCATGGAAGAAGTGTGTCGAACTCAAAGAACCAATCATGGTATTTGAGGACGATGCGATTGTCAAAGGGCATCTGTTCGACGAGGAGTATTACGAGGAAGTCCTCAAGAAATACGGGTTCCTCTATCTGTCAAGACGCGAGAACGAACCAGAGAAGGTTGAACCGATCAACGATAAACTGGAGCGTCCGTCCTATCCATACAATATGACATCGTATTGTATCACACCCGAAACGGCATTGCTACTACTTAATAGTGGCATCATGCAGAGCATCATTCCAGTCGATGAGTTCCTACCAAAGGTCATTCGTCAGATCAATGGTGTGGCATTGGTTGACGATGTAGCAGACCAAGCAAGTCGGAATACATTGGGATCAGACATTGAACCATACTCAGAGGATGACTGGTTCATCGACTTCAAGGTATACCCAACCACTGTCGGCACTGATCGTAAGAGGTGTGTAGCACTGAATACCAGTGGTATGATGAAGGGGATTCATCCAAAGAACCTCGGTGAAACCGCAGAGTGGAAAGGGGGAGATATGAAGACCCCCGGTGGTGGTACGAAGGTTCGACTGCTCAAGGAGTATCTTGAGACACTGAGGGATTCGGATGTCATTCTATTCACCGATGCCTACGACGTGTTCTATACAGACGATTTGGAGACTATCACTAAACGCTATATTGGATTCAACAAGAAGGTGGTATTCTCTGCTGAACGCTTTTGCTATCCCGACAGTAATCTGGCAGACGACTATCCAGAATCCGACACCTCCTATCGCTTTCTAAATAGCGGTACATTTATTGGGCAAGTCGGTGAGTTAAAGCGTATCATTGGAGAAGGAATCGAGCACTCTGATGACGATCAGTTGTTCTACTCTAAGCAGTTTCTCAGTGGCGACTTTGATATGGTACTCGACTATGAGGGGTATATATTCCAAACCCACGAACCTCAAGCAACGATGGCAAACGGTCAACTCTACAATCCGTTGACTCGGTGCTATGGGTGTATCTACCACGGCAATGGTGGGTGGGAAACCAAGAGTAAGTTCGACGAACTGTACAACCATTTCTATCCAAAAGCACCGTCAATCTTCATTCCAACGTACAATAAATTTGATGTCTTGGATGACGATATGCTGATCATCGATTTTATGACGCAATCTCAGTGCGAAGATCTCATCGATATGGCAGAGCAAAACGGTGGATGGGAACCCCATCCCGACGATAAGTTTCCTGCACAAGAGATCCGTCTAAAGGAACTTGGTCTATGGGATGAGTGTGAGAAGCATTGGCAGAAGCATATATATCCTATTGTAGAACAATATTGGTCACCCATGCAGATGTATGGATTGCGTGAAGCGTTCGTCATGCGATACGCACTCGACACTCAAGTCAGTCTGGCAAATCACTGCGATGCGAGTATGGTGACTGGATCAGTAAAACTAAACGATGACTATGAAGGTGCGGAACTATGGTATCACCGACAGAAGATATCCAATAAAGATGTCCCTGTTGGACGTGCTATATTGTTCCCCGGTCAGGTAACTCATGGGCATGAATGCCAACAGTTGATCTCTGGTGTGAAGTATTCATTGACTATGTGGACTCAACGCTATAAGGGTGACCTACTATAACTTATAAATAGTCATGTAAATAACCAAAGGATTATAACATGGCAAACCCTAGCACACGAGACGAACTCAAAAAGTATTGTATGCGTAGACTTGGGCATCCTGTGGTAGAGATCAATATTGATGAAGACCAAATGCAAGACCGCATCGATGATGCGCTTGCGTTTTACCGTGACTATCACTACGATGGAACAGAGCGCACATTCTACAAGCACCAAGTAACTGCTTCTGATAGGACGAATGGGTACATTTCGATACCTGCCAATATTACTGGTGTCATCAATCTCTTTCCCATCGGTACAGGATTGAATGCCAACAATCTGTTCAATCTCCGTTATCAAATCACTCTGAACGACATCTACGATTGGTCACACGCTCAGTTTCAGAACTATGTTTCGTCTATGGAACGTATTGCTCTGATGGAAGAGATCTTTGTAGGCAAGCAACCGATAAGGTTCAATCGTCATATGGATCGTCTTTACATAGACATGGATTGGACTGCTCGTACTGTGGTTGGGGAATACATTATCATTGAAGCATATCGCCAACTTGATCCAGACACATATACGTCGGTGTGGGGGGATTGGTGGTTACGCCAATATACCACACAATTATTCAAGCGTCAATGGGGAGAGAATCTCAAGAAGTTTGAGGGGATGCAGTTGCCCGGTGGTGTTCAGTTCAATGGACAGACGATCTGGACAGAGGCAGATGAGGAAATCAAACGTCTGGAAGAGGAGATAGTCAATCGCTACTCTATGCCAGCAATGGACATGATAGGTTGATAGATGCCAACGACAAGTCTCTACTTCAACAACTACTCGTACACGGGTGAACAGAACCTCATTGAAAACCTGATCATTGAGTCAATCAAGATCTATGGTATTGAGGTGTTCTATATGCCGCGCACTCTGGTCAAAGAGGATGCTCTCTTTGGTGAGGATGTGTTGTCGAAGTTTGAGGATGCTTATCCGCTTGAAATGTATATTAAGTCTGTTGATGGATTCCAAGGTGATGGCGACTTCCTATCCAAGTTCGGTTTAGAGATCCGCGATGAGATGGTTCTCACCGTCGCACGTAGACGTTTTGGTGAAGAGATTGCAATCGAAGAATCCACTCCCGTCAATGAGGCAGAGGGTGTTGCACGTCCTGCCGAGGGGGATCTGATTTACTTCCCGTTGAACGGTAAGATCTTTGAGGTCAAGTTTGTTGAGCACGAAGCAATATTCTATCAGATGGGTTCGCTCCAGACATATGACCTCACACTTGAACTCTTTGAGTACAGTCACGAAGAACTCAATACAGGCATCGCAAGTATCGACTCTATCGAAGATACTCTGTCGAGCGTCAAGGAGAACTTTGAACTCAAGGATGAGGCAGGTAATGTTCTCGTCTTTGAAAGCGGTGATGCGATTATCGTTGAAGACTATAAGATCGAAACAAACGATCCTCAAGCAAACAATCAGTATTTCGGCACAACGTCTAATATCAGTTTCATTGACTTCAGTGAAATCAATCCGTTCTCTGAAGGGGGTAATTGGTAATGTTTGGGCATAGTTACTATCACGGTGTTCTCCGTAAGTATGTTGTTATGTTCGGCAACATGTTCAACGATATTGATATCGTTCGCTATAACAATGCAGGTGTTGCAACGCAGACATTACGAGTACCCATTGCATACGGTCCAAAGGAAAAGTTCTTAGCAAGACTCCGCGCTGATCCCAATTTGAATAGACAAGTGGCAGTTCAGTTACCTCGTATGTCATTTGAGATCACGAGCATTGCATATGCTCCAAACCGAGGACTGAATAAACTCACTCGTTCTGTTGGGATTAGTACAGATGGTAATCGCCTCAGTTCCTCGTTTAGTCCGACTCCATATGATATCAGTTTTGCGTTATATGGTATGTTTGCTAATCAGGAAGATGCTGTACAGGTGGTGGAACAGATTCTTCCATTCTTCAGACCTGAGTGGACACACACGCTGAATCTTGTTCCTGCGATTGGTGATAAATATGACGTGCCTACAATACTCAACGATATGAGCATTGAGGATACCTACGAAGCAGACTTTCAGACTCGTCGTGCTATTATATACACTTTCAACTTCACTGTCAAGGGATACCTATTCGGACCTACAAGCAGTAAGGGTGTCATTAAGCGTACACTTGTTGATCTGTCTGCTAACACCGTGGTTGGATCACCACACAATGCCAGAATAGCAATAGGAGCAGGATTGCTTGCTAATGGGTCACCAACAACCAATGCCACTGCGAGTGTAGCATCCTCGCAGATAAATGCAAACAGTGATTTTGGTTATACGTTTGAAAAAGACGACTACTTTGATGGAGTTGATAGGCATGGACATGGATCATGACAGATAACACAACAGAAAGTCTGAACGAGATATTTCAAGTTCAGAGCGACTTAGTGGAGCACACTAAACCCTCTCTAAAAAGACAAAACTTTGAGGCACGTAGTCGCAACGAAGATGACATCGCAAAAGACTATCGATACGCACGAGAGAATCTCTATGACGTTATCGAGCGTGGCACAGAGGCACTCGACTATTTATTGGAACTTGCGAAAGCGTCTGAACATCCTCGTGCCTTTGAGGTTGTATCGACTCTCACAAAAACACTCGTGGATGCCAACAAAGACCTCCTTGAAGTGCAGAAGAAAGTCAAAGACTTGACTGCCGAAGATAAGAAAGAGAACCCCCAGAACGTAACCAATGCTCTTTTTGTAGGGAGCACTGCTGAACTGCAGAAACTTATTAAGGGTACTAATGATTGAAGTCCGTGGTTATAACGGCAACGCGAATCTAAAGAAAAAAAACACTGACATAGAATGGACTGAAGACAAGATCTCCGAGTTCGTAAAGTGTGCTAAAGATCCGATTTATTTTGCCGAGCAGTACATCAACATCGTCCACGTAGATCGTGGTCTGATTCCCATTCGTCTCTATGATTACCAACGAGACATCATTAACAAGATTACTGATAACCGTCGTTGTGCAGTTGTCACGTCGCGTCAAGCAGGTAAAACGACTACTGCAGTGTGTGTTATCCTACACTATGTCTTATTTAATGATCATAAGACAGTAGCACTGCTTGCCAACAAAGGAGAAGCGGCACGTGAGATTCTGGATAGAATCAAGACTGCATATGAAGCACTTCCTAGTTGGTTGCAACAAGGCGTGGTGGAATGGAATAAGGGTTCGGTTGAGTTTGAGAATGGTTGCAAGATTCTCGCATCCGCAACATCAAGTAGCGCAATACGTGGTAAATCTATATCACTTCTGTATATCGATGAGACTGCATTCGTGGATAACTGGGATGAGTTCTTTGCTTCCGTATTCCCAACTATCTCATCTGGTCAGACCACTAAGATTCTCCTCACCTCAACACCAAATGGATTAAACCATTTCTATAAGACGTGCGAAGGCGCGGAACAAGGTAAGAATGGATATGAGTTTGTTCGTGTCATGTGGCAAGATGTGCCGGGTCGTGATGAGGCATGGAAGCAAGAGACTCTCTCGTCGATGGATTTCGACTACGAGAAGTTCTCACAAGAATTTGAGTGTCAGTTCTTAGGTTCATCTGGCACTCTGATTGAGGGTAATAAACTCAAAGCGTTGGTTCATAAAAGACCCATAAGACAGTCTAATGATCTGTTTATGTACCAAGAACCGCAAGAAGGGCATACTTATATTTCGGTGGTGGATGTTTCACGTGGAAAGGGGTTGGACTACTCAGCATTTCAAATAATCGATGTTACGAAAATGCCATATGAGCAAGTTTGTTCCTATCGAAATAATCACATAACACCAGTTGAATATGCCGAAATCATACATAGAACAGTAAAGCATTACAATGAATCTGTTGTCATGATTGAAGTCAATGACATCGGAGAACAGGTTTCAGATCTGTTACACTATGATTTTGAGTATGAACACATATTATACACAGAAACAGCAGGACGTTCTGGAAGAAGAATATCCTCTGGATTCGGCAAAAATGTAGATAAGGGGATTCGGACAACAAAAACAGTAAAAGCAATCGGATGCTCTATACTAAAACTTTTGATTGAGCAAGACCAACTAATCATCAGAGACTTCAACACCATTCGAGAATTATCTACTTTCTCGCGCAAAGGATCATCGTATGAAGCAGAGTCTGGTTCTCACGACGACTTGGTTATGTGTTTGGTATTATTTGGGTGGGTATCCGATCAACAATATTTCAAGGAGATGACAGATATCAATACCTTGAAAGCACTTAGACAAAGGTCTGAAGAGGAAATGATGGAGGAGTTATTACCGTTTGGATTTCATGATGATGGGATGCCTGACGAGAATGTTATAGACATTCCTGTCGATCAAAATGGCATACAGAACGACTTTTATGACACGAGAAACTTCGATCCATTCTAAATAACCGTTTTTATAAATAATGTACATCAGGATTATAAAAATGAACTCTTTAATGAGAAGGAGATAAGAAATGCCTTTCCAAGTATCACCGGGCGTTAATGTAAGTGAGATCGATCTTACTACAGTTGTCCCTGCGGTAAGCACGACTGAAGGTGCTCTAGCAGGACAATTCAAGTGGGGACCCGTCAATCAGCGAGTTTTGGTTGACTCAGAAGATCGTCTTGTAAATATTTTTAACAAACCGAATGCAAACAATGCAACAGATTGGTTCACTGCCGCAAACTTTCTTGCGTATGGTAACCAATTATATGTTGTTCGTGGTCGAGTTTCTACAACCAAAAATGCTACTGCAGGTGGCACAGCAGGTACTCGCATCGACAACGAAGATTACTATAACGAAACTTACACTGTTGCTGCGGCAGATGGTGAGTGGGTTGCTAAGTATCCTGGCGACTTAGGTAACTCACTGAAAATTTCAGTATGCCAAAACAAACGTGCATGGGAAAATACAGTCAACACCAAGTACGTAGTTAGTCGTAACAGTCCTACTGTCAACACCGTCTCTAGTGTAGCAACTCTAATCAACGCAGGTGACTTGTTGCAGATCGGTCCTGACAAAGAGACTGTTAAAGTTAAGTCTGTCTCAGGCAACACAATCACTTTGACCTCAGACTACACAGGTAACACAGTGGCATTTGATTCTCACTATGCGAACAACATGGTTCGTCGTTGGGAATACTTTGACAACTTTGACAACGCTCCAACCACTACCACTTATGCGAATACCGTAAACGGTCAAGGCGATGCAATTCACATTGCTATTGTGGATGAAGACGGTAGAGTCACAGGTACTGCTGGATCAGTTCTTGAAGTGTTTGAGAACGTTTCGGTTGCCTCAGATGCAAAAACTGAACAGGGTGCTTCAAACTACTACAAAGATGTCATCAATCAGCAATCAGCATATGCTTGGTGGGCGGCACACGATGCAAGTCTGACCAATGCGGGTAAAGCGGCAAATGCTACGACATTTGGTGGTTCCAACAAACCTGTCACACACTCTTTTGATTATGGTGTTGATGGCGATAAGATGACTAGCGCACAAAAGATTCCATTCTATAACAAGTTCAAGTCAAGCGAAGATGTGGATGTTTCTCTGATCCTTGGTGCTGATGCGGATACTACTCTGGCAACTCACCTGATCACAAACATTGCGGAGACTCGTAAAGACGCTATCGTCGTTCTGTCACCAGAACGTGATGATGTCGTAGACAACAATGCATACGAAGGCAAAGAGCGCGATGCTGTCATCTCGTTCCGCGATGGTCTCCCATCATCTTCTTACGCAGTGATGGATTCTGGTTGGAAGTATCAGTACGATAAGTACAACGACTTGTATCGTTACGTACCACTGAATGCCGACACCGCAGGTCTCATGGTTCAGACAGATCTGACACGTGATCCTTGGTATTCACCTGCTGGTTTCAACCGTGGTAACGTAAAGAATGCTATCAAGTTGGCATACAACCCAAGTAAAGCAGACCGTGACCAACTGTACAAGAAGGGTGTCAACCCAATCTGCACATTCCCAGGTCAAGGAACTGTTCTGTTTGGCGACAAGACTCTACTTGCGAAACCAAGTGCGTTTGATCGAATCAACGTTCGTAGACTATTCATTGTCCTTGAAAAGGCAATCAGTACTGCCGCGAAATTTACTCTCTTTGAGTTCAATGATGACTTCACTCGTTCTCAATTCCGTAATCTGGTAGAACCGTTCTTGCGAGATGTCCAAGGTCGTCGCGGTATTACAGACTTCCAAGTTGTATGTGATGGCACAAACAACACAGGTGAAGTGATTGACCGCAACGAATTCGTTGGCGACATCTACATTAAACCTGCCCGTTCTATTAACTTCATTCAGTTGAACTTTGTGGCGGTAAGAACTGGCGTAGAGTTCTCTGAGGTTGTTGGACGTGCGACATAAATAGAGATAAAACAGGAGAACGAAAATGGCGTTTAATGTAAACGAATTTGCAGGAGCACTAGCACAGGGGGGCGCACGTCCTTCCCTGTTCCAAGTGCAGATTACCAACCCGATCAACGGTGTTGCTGACGCACAGGTTCCATTCATGTGTAAGGGAGCAGTGATTCCAGCGGCAGACATCAGTGCGATTACCGTACCTTACTTTGGTCGTCAGATTAAAGTAGCAGGTACTCGTACATTTGGTGAATGGTCACCAACGATCATCAACGATGAAGACTTTGCTATCCGTAATGCAATGGAACAGTGGTCAAATGCGATCAACTCATTCCAAGGCAACCTAAACAATGCGGGTGGCACTGCGCCTTCACTCTACAAAGCAAATGCACAGGTAACTCAGTATGGTAAGACTGGTGATATCCTCCGCGTATACGACTTTGTAGGTATCTTCCCAACTGCTGTTCAAGAGATTGCTCTTGCGTGGGATCAAGGAGATACAATCGAAGAGTTTAGTGTTACCTTCAACTATGATTACTGGCAAGTTTCTGGTGGTCAGACAGGTAATGCAGGTGGTATCTAACCCCTGATAAGTGATGTATGGGGCGACTAAATAGTATACAAATACAAGTCGCCCCTGTTTATTATTGAGGAAAAAACATGGCAATCGAACTCTTTGGTTTTCAGATTGGTAAGAAAGAAGAAGAAACCAAACCCAATGTTATCTCTTTCGCACCCCCACCTAACGATGACGGTACTCTAGCAGTTGCCGAAGGTGGTGTTTATGGCACCACCGTAGATGTAAATAGTCAAGCAAAAAACGAAGCACAACTGATTACTCGTTATCGTGAGATGGCGGCACAACCAGAGTGTGAACGTGCTATTGATGATATCATCAACGAAGCAATCGTAGGCACAGAATACGACTCTCCTGTTTCTATCGTGCTAGATAACGTTGAAGAGATGGATGATGTCATCAAAGATCGTGTAAGAGAAGAGTTTGATGAAATCCTTAACATGCTCAACTTCCACAACCGAGCATACGATATATTC